CTAGTTCCTCTAAGGCCACGACCACCCATTGTCATTGCGTAACGATCACCAGCAGTCATGTAACCTTGATTGTATTGGCGAAGTTGTTCGTTAGTAAAAGGTCCTGCACTCGCAACTTGAGTTCCTCTACCAAGATCACCTGATGTATTCATTCCTCCCAAAATTGCAGAAACATTACTGCTAAGACCACTTGTAGATTCTCCTGTTTCAGGTTGTATACCACCTAAATTTCCTCTTTTTTCTGCATCACGTACATAACCTTCAGGAAATTGTGATGAAGAAGTTCTAAAATTAGTTCCTGCTGCTTCTCCCCTTAAATAGGCAGCATCTCTAGCTATACGATCTACTGGCCTTTTAAGTGGTTTCATCATTCCAGTTTCTGCTTTTACAATTTCTGTAACTTCTGATATATCTGCAGGATCTGAACCCTCACCATTAAATGCTTTTGTTATAATTTGTCCTAGTTTACTAGTTTTAACTGCGTCTGGTACAAGGTTTGATACTATGTTTATTACACCACCAACAATACCCCCAATACCTTTTTCTTTTTCTATAGAGCTTGCTAAGTCTGTCATATTATTTTTCTTAGCAGCTTCTAGTAGTTTACCTTTATTTCTATGTACACCAAAGGCATATAATGCACCAGCCGCAGGGTTTGCAGCAAATGCTATTGCTCCTGCTAATTTTCCAAATATGCTAGTTCTACGTCTATTCTCTTCTATTAACTGATCAGGTGTCATGTTTTCAATACCAATAGAATAGCCTTCTTCATAACCAGCTCGTTGTCTATCTTCGTCACTAGCTACAGGAGTAGGTGGACTTAACTGGACAACTTCTTGTATAGGAGTTACAGGCTCATCTGCTCCGAGTGTGTACTCAGTGTATCCTTCAGGAATAGGAGTTATAGGTACACCACCAATAAAGGATACAAGTAAGTTTTCACCATTAGCATTCCTATATTGTTTAAAACTAATACCACCGTCACCCATAACTTTTGTAAAATCAATTGGTTGACTTGTAGGTGGTCTGTACGTTGCCCCAAGTTGTCTTGTGTTTTCAAGAGGATTATTATTTGGAGTTAAACCACCATTAGCCATAGTCACGTAACCACCTTCAGCCATCTCAACTTCTTTACCATCTTCAGCAACAACAATTAAATCTGCCATACCAAATGGCATTTCTTCTGGTAGTGTAGCTTCTTCTGAGTTACCCATTTGACCCATTGCATCCATCTTACGTAATCCCATTTTAGCTTCATCTCGTAGTGCCATCATCTTATCTAGCCCATGATATCTTACAACGTCTGCTGGCATAACAAATTCACCCTCACTAAGTTTAGCAGGAATGTCATCTCTTACTTCTTCACGAGTGCTTCCTACAGGAACTTCATTACCTGATTCTGCATCTATCATGCCGCCTTCTTGATTAAGACCACCTTCTCTAAACATATCCATTTGTCTATTCATCATGGGAAATTACCTTTAGTTGTTTGCTATCACATTATCTCGTAATCGTTGGATATTACGTAACATATGTATTGCGCCTTGCGCTCTGTGTAAAGGAGCTACATCTTCTGTCTGCTCCATTAAACGGTGTTGTTGTTTAATTAGTTCTTCTAAGTAGTTATTGAAGTGGGTCCATTGCTTGGGGTTGTTGACCAGCCCCTTGAGCTTGTTGTATATTTCCTTGTCCATTACCACTAAATCCTTGTTCTTGAGGAAGTGGTGCTTGGCCTGTGCCTATAGTTCCACCCCCTGCGCCTGATGGGTCCATTGCATCTGCTCCTGCAGGTGCGCCCCCTTCTTGTGGAGTTGGAGCAGGTTGTTGGAACTGCTTCATTAACTCAGCTTGTATAGCTGCTTCATCCATATTGTTTGTTACTTTATCAGGGTCTAGATCAAGAGACTTAGCAATCTCTCTAATAATGTATTGAAACTTAGCAAATGGTGCAAGTGCTGGGCTGGAAGATACTTGCATAAACTGCATCAGTCTTTGGCTACGTACTTCATTAGCCATAAGGCTTTCTGTACCACGTGCCTTTACTTCTAAGTCACCACGTATAGCTGGGTCAAAGTCAAACTGCATGTTAAATCTAAACAGTCCTTCGCCTAACGGACGTAGTAAATAGTCATCTACATTCTTAATAACATTTTTAATGCCACCTGCAGCAGCACCCATTAACATAGAAATACCTGACGCAGTTCTACCTACCCCAGATACACCTGTCTGTCCATGTGAGAATGATGGCATACCCGTACTCTCGTCTGCTAGTACACGTGCCTTATCAAATAGCTGTAGGTTTTCTCCTGCTACATTTGGAAACTTTGTACCAAACACAGCCTGTCCGGGTGCGCCACCTTGTCGTCTAAATACTTTGCCCGGATACACAGATAAGTCTTGACCCGGCACTAAGTTAGTCTCATCAACTTCTATAAGTAAGTTACCACTGAGTACAGCATTGTCTACAGCCATACGCATAAACCCATTCATAAGTGTCTGAGTATCGTCCATGTTTTCTGCAATACCTACACCAAAGAATGAGTAAGGATTTAATTCATATGGCGCAGCCATGTAAGGAATGGTAGCAGGTTTAAATGGATTAAGTACCATACGCAAGAGTTTACCATTACAAATCCATATATTTGCCTGTAGTTCGTCAACTCCCTCAAGCTCTGCAGGTATTTCAATACCCTGCTCCACCAACATATCATAATCACACATACCCCAATACTCAAGGACTTCATAGCGTTCTATCCCATGCTCTGGTGCGTAGTCAGATAAATCATCTTCCCAAGATTCTTTTGTATAATTTGTTCCTTGTGCAATAGCTTCATTGATTACAGAAGCTCTAAAGTAAGGTCTTCTTTTTAAACCTAGTAATTGAGACCGTGACATTTTATGTCGTTCAATTACAAACTGAGCTTCATCCATATTGTTTGCATCTGGATCTGGATAAAAGTTCCATACAGAAACATGAGATACTTGTGGAACAGTTTTAATTGTAGGTGAATACTCACCATCTTCATCCCAGTTTGGATACTCTTTGTCTACGGCAAATGGTCCTTTCATTACACCAGTACCAAACAGTGCCATTTCAAAAGCTGTACTACGTAAATGTTTATTAGCACTTGACTCTTCAAGCTGGTCTTGTATTTTTTTCTGCATACCTTTAGCAGCAATCATAGCTGGACTAAATGTTACAGCAGTTGGAGTTTTACCTATTCCTTCTTTTATACCCTCAATACCGTCTAGCTTTCCTTCTATTGGTCCTAAACTTTCAGCTAATGTTTTAGCTGTTGCACCTGCAGGTATTTCTTTACCATCCCCTGTAAATCCATAAGGACTAATTTCTTTATCTAACTCAGAATTTCTAAACTGTTCAGGTGCTTGAGGATCAAAATGTACATCCGCTACTACACCTTCCGGTAATACTGTTGGTTCTACAGTAAGTGGAAATTTATTGCTGGCAAATAAAACGTCAACAATTTGACCATATGCCGCAAGTGTTTTAGTTTTTGTAACCTTAATAAATACTCTAGACTTTTCAGCCTCTGTAAATTGTACGTCTGATCCGTATATACCTCTGTAGTTACGATAGGATCTTAACCATCTATCTTCGTCTTGTTGTCTATAATCGTCAGCACGTTTATAGCGTTCCATGACAAATGGAATAATACCACTAATACCTGCATCGTCAACTCCCGAATCTTCAGAGTCTTCTAACACTATTTGTTCGTCATCTGTAAAGCCTTGATCTTCTTCCATTTATAATACCTTTAATATCCAAAAGTTTTGTCTGCCATTGGCATACTAGATTGGGGTCGTCCGTGTGGATCATAGTCAAATATACTAAACCTTGGTCTAGACATAATACCATATCTTAGTGCATCATACAAGTGATCTTCACTATGTGTATCAATATCTTCTGGATTTTTTTTATCCAGTGGTATAGACGGTAGTTGAGAAACCATGTTAACGCAGTTATTAAAAAAAACTAATCTAGGTTCTTCTGTAAACTCATCAACTTGTAATCTTCTGTGTATCTCATTTTTACCTGCTACTCTTGATCCCTTACTTCTATCTGAAGGTCTCCAACGACATCCTCTACTTACCATCTGCTCTGCAAGACTAGGACCAGTATCCCCTCTTTTGTGCCAAAGAGAACTGTCCAAAACTCCGTATCTAATAGGACCGTCACCTGCTTCCAACTCTAGTATTTTGTCTGCTAAATCTGCAGCTAGTACTTTACCTACATACAGTTCTCTGTAAACAATTAACTGTTCGTTAGGAGCGCAAGCAAACCATACTACTCCAGACTTACTTCCATAACCATAGTCACATGCTCTAAATCGTACCCAGTTACTTGGTATATCAAAGGGTTCAATTACATGTATGTTTCTATCAAACTCTGTAAAGGCTGCCCCTTCTTTAATATCCCAATCACCGTCTAGTAGCTGTCGTCTTTGTTGTTCTGGTAGTGACAAAAGCATTGCTTCGTAGTCACCTTGTTTAGCTAAGTAGGGATTGTCTTTTAGTCGTGCTGGTATAAACCTACGTTTAAATAAAGGTATACCTGCTTTTTCGTGTCCTTCTGGATACTTTAGTATTTCTCCAGTTTCAATATCTGTTGCATCAAATGTTACATTTGGTACTGCTGGGTCAATAAACATTTTCTTAACCCAATTGTGACCCCTACCTCCGGGGTTTGTAGTTGCCCTCATAAAGATAGGAAGGTCTGGTGCAGTAGACCGTAAACGAGAACGCATGTAGTTCCATGCATATGGTGTGGCCCATTGAGTTAACTCGTCAAAGCCTATCCAGCTAAATGCCAGACCCTGATAACGCAAGACATCGTCTTCTCTATCAAGATACGACATCCACAACCTTGCGCCAGAGGGCGCGGTCCACTGCATCTTTCTTTCAGACCATTTAATTCCGGGCCATATCTTGGGGTACATCTCTTGTGATTTAAATATAAGTTCACGTAACTCTTCCGTTGTGTGTCTTAGTAGTAGACCACTAAAAGCAGGATGCCCCATATACCTCAGAGGGTCTGCAAGCATTGCGTAGGATTTACCACCACCAGCACTGCCACCATATAATACTTCTCGTTCACTTGCCGCTAGAAAATCTGTTTGTGGGCCATCATTTGGCTTAAAAATTATATTGTGATTTTCTTCTAGTTTTTTAACTGCTTCAATATCAATATTTTTAGTTTCTATTACTTTAGATTGTGATTGTTTCTCTTGCCCCAATACGACTTTTTTCAATTTCTTCCGCTTTGGAGATTGCCTTTTCTGCATACTCTGCCCACTGGCGTAGGCTTCTAGCTTTACTATTTCTTTTTTGCTCATTATCCAACCGTTTTCTTAAACCTTCATATGATATCGTTCTTCCCGTATTGGTACTTAGCCAATTTGCTACTTCACGATATGAATACTGTTTTAAGTATTGTTTTGCTGTTTCTAGTTTGTTAAGTTGGTCGGGTATGGGTACTAGTATATTATCGTCAGTCTCGTCTATTTCATAACCAAAGGGAATTGTTCTAGACATTCTAGGTATAGAAACCCATTCATTATTTTCTTGTACATCTATGAGTGGAGGCAACTTCCACTTTCCTACAGACCTAGTCATCAGTTTCTGCAACAGCTTTAGGCGGCATTAACATAACACCACCCTTTGCTTCTACTTGTACTTTTTCTGTTTTTACTAATCCTGTACGGTCTAGAAGTTCTTTAGCCGCAAGCATTTTATCTTTAATGCCTAACTCAGTAGGATCGTACAGACCACCTACCATAGCCATTGCAGCTTTAGGTGCATTACGTGCCATAAAACTCTGAGTTGCATCTAGTATTTCTTCTTTAAGACTATTGACTACTTCTGTTGTGCTAGACGCTTCTGAGTATCCAGCTAACTTTTTTGCTGATACTACATCACCACCAGCTTCGTCAAACAGTATGGTTAAAAACTTCTGTTGTTTTTCTGTTAATTCTCTTGCCATTATTTTTTCTTCCTGCTAGGTACTGTGGGACCTCTGGCTTTTTCTTTTGCTTTCTTTGAAAGATCTTTAAGGTGAACCACAACTTTAGAACTTTTAGTATGCGTTTTACCTGTATGTACAGATCCATCAGGCATTTTGTGAGTCTCTCCATTAAATTTTCTACCATCTTTATAATAGTGCTGTACGCCTTTAGCCATGTTATTCTCCTAGCATTTCTAGTGCTGTCTCTAAGGTTTCGTGGTTTCTACGAGTCCACCCTTTACCAAAAGTTTTAAAAGTAGTAAGACCTTCATAAAAGTTTTGACGAGTAGAATGCATCTTAGTAATTATATCTTTGGGTTTCATATTGTGTACAGCTTTAATTGTCATAGGGCCAATACCACCATCAGCAGTAACGCCCACAATCCTCTGTAAGGCTTTCGCAGAACGGCCCATTCCACTATTAACCCCCCAATCAAATACAGACCAATCAACTCCACTAGGTAAATCGTCACATCTCCCCCTATCCCAATAGTTTTTTCTATATATAGGATAGACATCTACTGGTGTTAATGCTCTCATTTCATCTTCTGTGGCGTTATGTCCAGTGTACGCATCATACACAGCTTTAGTAACACCTAAGTTGGTCATGCCTCCGGGGTCTGAAGGATGATTTACAAAACCACCTTCATGTTTCAGAAGCATACTCATGCAAGGTACAAAGTTTTCTATACTCATTTTTTAGCTATATTCTTAACTTTTTCAAATGAACGTAAACCGCCAAGACCCAACATTCCCATAAGAACAGTCATAAGACTACCCATATCAAATGCAGGTAGAGGTGGTAGCTCTGCTCCAAACATAGTAGCAAAGAATATTATACAGGGTTGTAGAATAAAGTGATACATTAAAGCAATACCACAAGTCCATCCTACAAAAGGCCGCCACCCACCAATAAAAATAGAACCAGACTTTGCCTCTTCTTGATTAACTTTAATCTGAGACATAGCTAGTTCTTGTGCGTGACGTTCAGCCATTGTAGAAATCTCATGGGCTAAAGCAGCCTTCTGATCTTTATCTTCAATGAACTTGTCAAGTAGTCCTGTAACTGGGGATATAAGTTGAGCTAACATTATTTTTTCTTCTTAGCCATTCCACCATACATCATTTTCTTTTTAGCCATACCACCGCCCATCATTTTTTTCTTAGCCATACCGCCAGCTTTCATGTAACCCATTTTGTTACGTACGGCAGTAGGCAGTTTTTTTAAACCACCTGTAGGTTTCTTTTTCATTGTTCCCGGCATATTATTCCTCTTTCAATATCATAACGAGAAACACCAATATCTTTGAGTTCTCTGTCTGTCATATTTCTTAATTTCCAGTAATTTGCTCTTTGTTCTTGTATTTCAATTGCTCTATTCCATAATCTTTTTAACATAGTATAACTCCTTTACATATGTAAGTCAATAGCTATGACCTACTGTAGGAGTTATACCATATCTAGTTATACCATACTACAGCTATTATTGCAAGCCCGTTATGCATTATTTGCGTTTACAATCACAAAAACCGCACCATCCAAATAGATGTAATATAATTCCTACAACTATAAGTCCAACTAATCCAGAGCTTCCTAAATTTTCAATTAGGTCCATAAGATTTCCTGTTGCATTTCCAAGAAAAATTAAGTTGCTTGGTCCTACTAGTACAGACGCTACTATTGATAACGTGATCAGGGCAATGCCCATTTCTGTAACACTTGCTATTGATGATTTCATTTTTTCCATTGTATATCCTTTTTGTTAAATACCTACTTTATCACTTACATCCCAGTACACACATTTTATATCAATAATTTTGTGACTAGGAAACTCTTGTACTAAGTAGGGTAATCCTACATTTTTAATTCCTGCAAAACATGCAGCTTCTTCTTTAAATACTGGTCCACCGTATGTTTTACAATCTGTTGTTACATACATAGAACACATAAGAACTAAAGGTGTCCACATTATTTTTTCTTCTTAGCCATTCCGCCCTTCATGTACGCTTTACTGTACGATCCGGGTTTAGCATGGTTTTTCTTGGGCATTCCACCTTTGTTCATTTTCTTCTTTACTAAGCCACCTTTTTTTAAACCTGTCACAGATTTTTTTGATGCCGCTTCTGGCGTTACGGTAAACCTTCTCATAAAGTTTCCTATAGAATTTTTTATTCTGTCTCTATAGCTTACTTCAGTTTCCTTTGGTCTTTTTATAGGAAGTGATCCAAACTTATCTTTAAGCGCAGATTTTTTTAGTTTATCTAGTGATGATTTTATTTCTGCTTTCATAGCTTTGTCAGATATACCAGCTAAAATTTTGTCTGACTTATCTTCTATAGTTTTATTAGACATTAGTTATCCCTTTACCACTTTACCTTATCAGCCCAGTACGCTGCACTCAACTTACCTTTGGCTATGTTCCTACCGTGTCTAGCTTTAAAACTTTTACGCTTTGCTTTCATACGGGCAGACTCACCTGCTTTAGGTTTACCTGCGGTACTTGCGCCTTGTTCACCAAAGCGTATCATTTTAATTGTGCTACCTTCTTTTGCAAGAACTACGTGAGATTTAGTTGGGTGCTTTGGCGTACGTTTAGGTTTGTTATAACCTGAAAATGTTTCACCTCTATACTCTACACTCATTTAATTACCAGCCAATGGATTGTCTATTGCACGTTGTATTTTTTTATCTAGTGCTGCTTCTAAGTTATCTAGTTTTTGATCTAGCTTAGACATCTTGGAATCCATACGCTCTTCAAAAGATTTAATAGTAGATTCAAATCTAAGTTCAAATGTATTTATTACTCCTCGTACATCTTCTATGTTTTCACGATTACGAGCATCTTGTTTCTCTAAACGGGTTTCTTGTTTATCTATGTTAGCGTTTATCTTATCTGACTTGACTTCAATAGCGTTGTTTAGTTCTGCTGTATCTTGATTGAGATCCATACGTAGATCATGTAGATCTGTCTGGAGTTGAGCAGAGATTGCTTTTACAGAATTAATCTGCTCTCGTATAACTGATCCAGTTGCAGCATCTACTTCTTTGAGTGCATTAAACTCTGCACTTATAATTCCTAGCTCTGCTTCTACCATGTTCATATGATTATCTATATGAGATAGATCAGGTGATACAAAGTTAGCTATCTTTTGTTCCATAGATAAATATCTTTGGTAGGCTTCAAAGCCACCCCAGAGTCCACCTATAATTGTACCACAAAGCGGAATGATTAGCAAGAGTTTACTGCCTCCAACTTTTATTCCTTTGTATTCAACTTCAGCCATTATACTTTCCTGTACGCTCTAGTTTTTTTAGCTACCGTTTTAGGCTGCCTACTAAACTGCTTACCTTTTTTAGTATCTTCTCTTTTTTTACGTGTGGTTGCAGCATATTCACTACTAGACAAAGATTTAATTGCCTTAGTAGGTAAATATCTTTCACCTGTCTTACTAGATGGCTTACCACTTTTAGTACGCCACTTTTGTTTAGACCACGATTTAAGACTCTTTTGACTTGGTTTTAATGTCACTATCTGTACCCACCACCTTTTGCTTTGTATTTTTTAGCTAGAAGCTGGGCTTTCCGGGCAGACCATTGACCTGCCTTTCCACCCTTGCTCCCTGCTTTTACACTATTAAAAAGATTTTTTCTCATAGTAGGTTTTGTATAGTTACCTGCTTTATTAACTACCATTATTTAAGGTTAATGCCGCCAGTATTTGCTGCAAGACCGTCAATGACATCATGTAACAAGAACGCTGTTGCTGCTGTAGTTGAAATACAAGTAATTTTAAAACTTGAACCTATAACTGCGTTAGCATCAAAACCTGCAGAATCATTTGCGTCTGCAATTGCTACGTTGTCACCG